CCTTCTCCCATGCGCCACGGTTCCATTTCTTGATGGAATACGGCGGATTGGCGAGGACGACGTCGAAAGTGCGCAGCGCGTCACCTTTGGCGAATGCAGGCGCGGCCAGCGTGTTGCCGCTGGCAATCTGGAAATCAGACACGCCGTGGATGACGAGGTTCATCCGGGCGATGGCGGCGGTAATGGTGATCAACTCCTGCCCGTAGAGACCGATGGTGCGCGTGTCGCCACCGCGCCGCTTGGCTTCGGCAAGGCATGAGATCAGCATGCCGCCGGTGCCGCAGGTCGGGTCATAGATGCTCTCGCCCGGCTGAGGCTCCAGCATCTGCGCCATGAGATGGACGAGCGTGCGATTAGTGTAGAATTCCTGCGCGGTGTGGCCGCTGTCATCGGCGAATTTCTTGATGAGGTATTCGTAGCCGTTGCCAAGTTCATCCTCGGGCACCGCTGACAACGTCAGGTCATGCTTGGAGAAGTGTTCAATCAGGTTCTTGAGCGTTGCGTCCGGCATCTGGCCCTTGTCGGTCCAGTTGGCATTGCCGAACACACCCTGCAGCCGCTCCGGGTTGGCGGCCTCGATGGCGAGGAAGGCCGAGAGCATTGCCCGCCCGACATCCTTTGGTGCGCTGCGCACGTCGTTCCAGTGCGCGCCCTCGGGGATGACAAAGCGGTCATTGGCCGTGGCGGTCGCGTAACCTTCGTCGTCCGTTTCGTCGATCGCGTCCTGATAATCCTCGTCCCACACGTCGGAGAGGCGTTTGAAGAACATCAGCGGGAAGATGTACTGCTTGTAGTCGCTGGCATCGACGAGGCCGCGGAGCAGCGTTGCCGCGCCCCAGAGATAGCTTTCGAGTTCGCGCTGTGAGAGATTTTCGGTCATTGCAGCCAGCCTCCCTCGGTCAGAACCTTGCGTAGGTGATCCTCGGCCACGCGCGCATCCGCAAGGGCCGACTTGAACGCATCAACCGCCTCAGGGAGCGGCGGAATGTCCTCGCCGATGGGCGGGAGCACATAGCGGGAGATGTTGAGCGTCCAGCCTTCCTTCTTGATGTCGTCGATGGTCGCCACCTTGGCGCGATCTTCTACATCTTCGAAGGCTCGGTACCACGCGACGATCTGATCGCTGTGTTCGTGGTCCAGGAAATTCTGTGCCCGGCCTTTCCGGAAAAGGCTGGAGGCGTCGATGATCAGGATCTTGTTTTTGCGCTCCAGCGGCTTCTTGCGCCGCAAGACGACGACGCAGCCAGCCAATGTGGTGCCATAGAAAAGGTTTGGGGCAAGACCAATGACCGCTTCGATCATATCATTCTCGAGCAGAGCCTGGCGGATGTTGCCTTCGGCGGATTTCCTGAACAGGGCACCCTGCGGCAGAACAACGGCCATTCGACTGTTTCCGGTCTGCGCCATCGAGGCGATCATGTGCTGAACGAAGGCGTAGTCTCCGTAGCTCTCTGGGGGAATGCCGTATTTGGCACGTCCCCAAGGATCGGCCTCCCAAAGCTCGCGTCCCCATTCCTTGAGCGAAAACGGTGGGTTCGCGATCACGCAGTCGAAGGTAGCGGTCCCGCCTGTACTGGAATCAGTGAAGGCCGGGCTTCGAAGGGTGTCCTCGCGGGCGATCTGGAAATCTTCGATCCCATGCAGGACCAAGTTCATCCGGGCGATTGCAGATGTCGTCAGGTTCTTCTCCTGGCCGTAAATCTTGCCGTAAAATGTCCTTGGGTCACCACCCTTGCGGACTACGTGCTCGATCGCGCCCAACAGCATGCCGCCCGTCCCACAGGCAGGGTCATAGATGCTTTCGCCCTCCTGGGGATCGAGGATCTCAACCATCATCCGAACGACGCTACGCGGCGTGTAGAACTCGCCTGCTTTGTTGCGGCGTGTGACGTCCGCGAACTTCCCGATCAGGTACTCGTATGCATCACCAAGAACATCGGTGCTGACTGCGGTATTTCCAAGCCGAATGTCCGAGAAGCCTTCGATCAGATCCTTGAGCAACTCGTCAGAGAACTTTTCCTTGTTGCCCCAGTCGGCAGTGCCGAAGACGCGAAACAGCGTGTCCGGATTGGCCCGTTCAATTTCCTGCATCGCCCGATGAAGCGCTGCGCCGACGTTTGCGGCGATCTCACGCACATCGTTCCAGTGACAGCCATCAGGAACGACAAAGCGGTGGATCTCGGGGAAAAGCGAAGGATCAGCTTCCCCATAAATCTCCTGCGCTTCAATGGTTTCTTCGTCCCAGACGTCCGAGATGCGCTTGAAGAACAAGAGCGGAAGGATGTAGCCCTTCCAATCGGTGCGATCGACAGCCGATCCGCGCAGCGTGTTCGCAGCATCCCACATCGCAGATTTCAACTGCAGCCCACTATTCAATGACTCGTTCATTCTTCACTCAGATTGCCACCAAGGGCTTTAGGGTTTGCGCTGGCCTCGACCGCCTTCAGCCGTTCATATTCCTCGACAGCCAACACGACGACCACCGTCCGCCCGTGCTTGGCCACCGCCACCGGCTCGGCGCGGGCTAGATCTATCAGACGTCCGAAGCCGTACTTCGCGTCTTTTGCGCTCAGGGTTTGCATGCGACTCCCCCGCTTATGCCTTCGACACTTTTGGCCAATTTGGCCCAATGAAGCAATAGTGGCGTTTGCGCGGGATGTCAGAAGCGAGGTGGTCAGGGACCGGAGAAGGTGTTTTTCTGATCGCCCCAGCTCAGTGGGAACGGCTCCATGAGTCGGGCGAGCGTGACGGCGCCGCCTTGTCGTCCTTGGAGAACGGCCTCGATGATGCCAGGTTCAAGCTGCGTGAGGCGCAGGATGCGCGTCATATAGGACGTCGCGATCTCCTCGCGCTCGGCCAGTTCGGCGATGGTGGCGAACTCACCCGACTCGAGCATCCGCTTCCAGCGGAAGGCGCGGGCTAGCGCCTTGACCAGCGTGTTGTCCGCCTTGCGGTCTGGCTGGACGCCATCAGGCAGCTGCATTTCCTTGCGCCCGCCGCGCTTCACGACGCGGAACGGAACGTGGAGCGTCACGGTGTCGAGGATCGGCGACCCGCGGGTCATGCGGCCGCTCCCATGACTCCGGCCAGCATCTCACGCGCGAGGCAGCCGAGGCCGTCAACGCGTAGCCGGACGTTCAGGCCATCCGTCCCGATGTCGACGCGCTCAACCAGCAGCGCCACGATGCGGGCCTGCTCGGCGGGGAACAGTTCGTCCCACAGCGGGTCGAGCTGCTTTAGCGCTGCGCGGGCGTCGGCTTCAGTGATTTCGTCGTCCTGCGCCCGAGCCGCTCTGAACGTGCCTGCCACAATCTCGGGCTGGCGGAACACCGCGCGAAGCTGGTCGATGACGGCGGCCTCTATCTCGCCCGCCGGAACACGGCCGACCGGGCACGACCCAGCGCCGTGCTTCAGCACCGTCTGGCTGACGTAATAGCGGTACAGCCTGCCGCCCTTGCGCGTGTGGGTCGGCGAGAACGCGGCGCCGTCCGGCCCGTAAAGCAGCCCCTTCAACAGCGCGGGCGTGTCGGCGCGGGTTCGTGCGGCGCGCTTGCGCGGGCTGATCGTCAGGATGGCGTGGACCTTGTCCCATGTCGTGCGGTCGATGATGGCTTTGTGCTCGCCGGGATAGCCGGTCCCCTTGTGGACGGCCTCGCCGATGTAGACCCGGTTGTTCAGCATCCGGTAGATGAATTTCTTGTCGACGCGGTGGCCGCGCGTGGTGGTGACGCCGCGCATGGACAGCTCCCGCGCAAGCACCGTGCCCGAGCCGATCTCGATGAAGCGCGCGAAGACCCAGCGGACATGGGCGGCGTCGTCGGGGTTTTCCACCAGCTTGCGCTCTTGCACGACATATCCCATCGGCGGCACGCCGCCCATCCACATGCCCTTTCGGCGCGAGGCGGCGATCTTGTCGCGGATGCGCTCGCCGGTGACCTCGCGCTCGAACTGGGCGAAGGACAGCAGGATGTTCAGCGTCAGGCGGCCCATCGACGTGGTGGTGTTGAACGACTGCGTGACTGAGACGAAGGTCACGCCGTTGCGGTCGAACACCTCGACCAGCCTGGTAAAATCCATCAGCGAGCGGGACAGGCGGTCGATCTTGTAGACGGCGACCACGTCAACCAGCCCGTCCTCGATGTCGGCCATCAGCCGCCGCAGCCCTGGCCGCTCCAACGTGCCGCCAGAGACGCCGCCATCGTCGTATTGATCGCGCACCAGCACCCAGCCTTCGGACCGCTGGCTGGCGATGTAAGCCTCGCAGGCCTCCCGCTGGGCGTGCAGGCTGTTGAACTCCTGCTCCAGCCCCTCCTCGGAGGATTTGCGGGTGTAAATGGCGCAGCGCAGCTTCCTGACGATTGGTTTGGTCATGCGCCCCTCCTGTGGTTCTTCAGCCCGAAGAACACCCAGCCGTTCCAGCGCGTGCCGGTGATGGCGCGCGCGATGGCGGACAGCGACTTGTAGGGCCGGCCCTGCCATTCGTATCCATCGGCGGTGACCGTCACGATCTGTTCCGTACCCTGCCATTCGCGCAGCAGCCGCGTGCCGGTGATGGGGCGGTCGCGATCGGCGCGGATGCTGCGCTTCGATCGGTCGCCGCCGTCCAGCTGCTCGCCCAGCCGTTCCAGCCGCCGGACGGTCTCGGGCTTGAGTCCGCCATAGGCCAGCTCCTGAATGCGATACGCGAGGCGGGTCTCAAGGTAGCGGCGGTTGAACGGCGGCGGTTCGCTGTCGAACAGCCCGCGCCACTGCTGCTTCAACGCGGACGTCGGGGCGGTCTTGAGTGCGGCCAGGCGCGCGGGGATGGGATCGGTGTCGGTCATGCGGTTCTCCGGTGAGTTGGAGGTGCATGACGGCATTGGTCAGCCGGAGAGTGTAGAGAACTTTCTCCAATACGGGCAGAGACTTGGGGCGCGTCTCTCATGCGCAGGCGGATCAACCCGAGCGCCAGGATGCGGCACAGCTCGGCGCGGCGATCGCTCGGGGCCATCAGGTTGGGATTGAGCGAATTGGCGCCGCAGGCGGGGGATCGGCTCATTCGGCCACCCCCTCGGCAACTGTGCCGCGGCGCACCGACAGACCGCACCACCCACGCGCCCTGTTGACGGGCGCAGGCCGAAAGCCGCGCTGCCGCAACGCTTCCCCGAGCGCCTTGGCCGATCCTGGCGCGCATCCATTTTGCTCGGCCCAGGCCTTCCAGTCCGCGTACAGCACCTTCGACGCGGCGCGGCGCTCGGGCGCCTCGCAGCAGTTCTCTTCGATCCACTGTCCGACCAAGTCCTCATCCGCAAAATACGCCTCGGCCGCATCGCTCACGCAATCGGGTGGCGCAAGGCCGCTGCGCTGCCAATCCGCGCAGCCTTCCAGCATCCAGCTCAGGATGCCGCCACGCTCCCGCTTCAGCTTGTCCACGAGCCGTGGATCGCGCTTGCCTGCTGGAATGGTGACGTCGAAGGGAACGAGGTGAAGGCGGCGCCGCATAGCCTCCCCGCATCCCGAAAGCTGCGGGCGATGGTTGCCGGCAATGACGAGCTTGAACTGCGGCGTGAACTCGAAATGGTCCTGCCGCATGAAGTTCGCCCGGATCTTTTCTCCCCCGGTGACGGTCTTGATGCGCGCCTCAGCCCAGCTTTGCCCCTGTTCCGTCTCAGGCACGATCACCAGCCGCGCGGCGCGCAGCCCCGCCAGTTCCGTCAGGTGGCGCGTGCCATGCACGGACATGAAGGTGTCGAGCGTCGCTGTCGTGGCATAATCGCCCAGGACATCGGCGATCGTGCTGAGGAACGCTGATTTTCCGTTGGCGCCGCTCCCGTGCAGGAAAGCGAATATCTGCTCGCGCGTCGATCCGGTCAGGCAATACCCCGCAAGGCGGCGAAGGTAGCTCTCCCGCGCCACGTTTCCGCCGGTTATCTCGCTGAGGAACGCCTTGAACTGCGGGCAATCGCCCTCTGACGTGGCGGTCGTCATCTGCGTCAGCATGAGAGACGGGTCCGGCGGGCACGTCTCGCCGGTTTCTAAATCGATGACGCCCGCGGGCGTGTTGAGCAGCATCGGATGCGCGTCCCATTGCGGCGCCTGCGCGGCGACGCGTGGATCGCAGGCGGCGATTCTCAGGCAGGCGGCGATCGTGCGGTCGCTGGCGATGCGCCGGGCGTCGGCTGGGCGGTCGCACTGGTTGGCGGCCGCGCGGCAGATCATCCGCGCAAGCTCTCGCGCGCCGCCGGTCGTGTCGCGCAGCCACACTTGGCCCGACCAGTGGAACCAGGCGCCCCATTGCGCGACGTGTTTCCAATGCGCGCCGTGATCGGCGGCAAAGCGGTCGGCAATGGCATCCTCGCTCTGCGCCGGGGCGCCGTCCTCCCGCGTGGCCTCGGCGTCAGCGGATGGCATGGGGCCATGGGCGCCGATGTCTCGACGCAGCAGCGCATCGAACTCGTGGCGGAGGCGATGCTCATCCCAAGGCGGGACAATCATCGCAGCGTTGTGGTCGTGCACCGCGATCCAGGCCCCATCCAGCGAGCAAGCCTGCTGTCGGGCATTCCGGATCCAATGACCGATCACTTTTGACAGCGCCTCAAAGCGGGTCACGTCGTCGATGGCGCCGGAGCGGATCGGGCGGAGCGCGAGATCGCTGGCCCGCGGGCCGGCCTTGCCGCGCGTCGAGCGAAGAATGGCGATTACCGGTGCTTCCAGCGCGGGCAGCGCGCGCGCGGCATCCTCGAACTCGGCAAGATCATACTCGTGATCATTGTCTTCGAGGATTCGGACCAGCGCCTTGACGCCATTCTTGCCGTGGATCGTGCCCGCCACGCGAATGGGCTGGGCCAAGGTCTTGAAGGAGGGGTCGGCGCCGAGTTTGATCGCAATCGTTTCGCGCAGGGCGCGGACCCTCTCGAGATCGGCGCCGGACGCCGCCTTGGCGAGGCGCCAGTAGAGATGGCATTTCCGCCCGCCGGCCTCAGTGATGCCGCCGGAGCTGATTGCGAGAGAGGGCTTGCCCAGGTGGCGGACGGCATGCGCGCGTTTGGCGTCGATGTCGCCCTTGTCGAGATCCACGACAATCACGCAGGTCTGCAGGATGTTTTCGGCGCGGGCCGACCGGCCCGGCCCGACCGTGCACGGCACGACATAGACGCCGCAGCCGTCGTCAGCGGCCCGCCGCGCATGATCGCGCAGAATGCCGGGCAAGTCGGCGCGGAGTGCAAACCACTGCCGGGGCTTTTGCGGCGCCGTGCCGGTTTCGGACAGGACCCGCACCGGGACGATGCCGTCGACATGTTTGAATACGGCATGGCAATAGGCCGTGATGACCTCGGCGTCGATGTCCGGGCGCAGGCCATTGGCGGGGACTTCGCTCATGTCCGGCCCCCGACATCGCCGCGATGGCGGGTTTCGTAATGAAGGATGTCCTCAACCCGGTATCGCACCGAGCCGCCGATGATGCTGAAGGCAGGCCCCTCGCGCTGGCTGCGCCACCTCTGCAGCGTGCGGCAGGAGATGTCCCAGCGGACCGCGAGAGCCGCTTCGCTGACAAAGCTGGACGGCGCTCTTTCGCTGATCGGCGTGTTGGTTTGCTTGCGCATCGGGCTGCCCTGACAATTTGCGGGTATGCCCAAAGTACTTTGTTAGATAACCGAATACGCCGCTGACGGCGTGACAAGATCCACTGTCGGCGTGACAAGAAACAGTCCTGCCGATGCTAAATCAGACGTGTCAAGCCCCTACGTCGTGACAAAACCAGCTGTGACGTGACAAGACCTTGCTGCAAGTTCCTTGCCGCCATTCCAGCCATGTTACGATTCGCACTCATCGAACGGCTTGATCGACGGCGCAAGACGGTAGCCTTTGGGCGACTTGGTTTGAATGAACCGGTCCGCGGCCAGAGGCTCGCCATGCACCATCTCATAATTCTCACTGAGCGTTTTCCGGCAGCGCTTCACCTGTTGCCGCACCACGTTCTTGTCCGTTTGAAGCATCGTGGCCAGCGTGCCGGTGGCGACATAGCGGTGATCGTCCGGCCGCAGGCGATTTTGCAGATCTTCAAGAAAGGTCGGCTTGAGAGCGGTCGGCGCCCTTGCGAGATGCCCGCTCAGGACGCAGAGCCCACGAATTTTCACCACCGGATGGCCATCCTCCCGGGCGAAAGTCACATGGAGAGGATCGTCGCCATTCATGACCAAATCAGTCTCATCTTCGGGCGCCGTGTCTGGAATGCGCGATGCCGCCGCCGGAGTGGGTGCGAGCAGCGCGCCGACGCCAGCCCCTTGTCGGCCGACGACAAGCGCCACAAGCGACGTGGCGCAAAGCTCGCCGCGCAGGATTTCGCCGAAGCGCTCGCTGCCAGCGCGGTGCAGCACCTGCTCGACGCTCTTGCCATGCCGCACATGCATCGCCACGCATTGCTCCAGCACGGCCTGTTTCGATTGCTCGGGATGTCCTTCGGCGATCCGGGCGAACTCGGCGCCAAATTTCACCATGAAGGAGCACAGCTCCACCGTCGCCATGCTCAAGGCATGGCGGGTCCATTCGACGGCCATGGTCTGGGATCCCGCGGTCTCGCGGGGGCCATAAAGGATGTCGGTGGCGTAATCGGTGTCGAAGTCATGTTTCTTCAAACCCGCCGCCAGAAGTGCGAACCGCCGGTCGAGACATTGAGAGCAGGCGCCGCAATGGGTGTGCAGCGTGGTCTGCTCGCGGATGCTGGTGCAGCTGACGCTGCGCGGGATCTGATCATTGCCGCCGTTTTGCGCGATGCGCTCGACCACGCCCGGTTGGTCAGCCACAGGTACCGGTTCTCGATCGGGACATGGCGCGGCCCAAGAAGCTGCATGAGCGTGTTCAGCTTCAGCAAAGACAGCGGATGGGTCGTGCGTGTCGCCATCGTGCCCACGACCTGTGAGCTGATCGGCAGATTGTGACTGATCACCCCATTCTCATAAAAGCCAAGCCGCTCGGCGCCGAACGATTGGGTCACCAGCTGTCCCAACGCCGCGAACAGAAAGGATCGCGAGCGCTGTGAGGAGTCGCTTGCCTCCTGTCCCACCCGACGCGCCTTGACGTGAATGTGCAAGACGCGGCCGGGGAACCGCTGTGCGAGATATTTCCCAAGCTCGACCTGACGAGGGATGGCCTTTTGCGCCGAGCGATGGGTGAGAAGGATGACCTTGTTCGTGGACGTGCACAGCGCTTCCAGCGCCCCGGCGAAGGAATCCAGACCTCCGGAGAACAGGATCACCTCCTTTGCATCGAACGCCGCGCCAAGCGGGTCCAGATCGAGGAACGGCTGCGCGGCAGGGGCCATCGTTTTGTGACTGAATGCGAAGGTCACCTCGTCTTCCGACAGGAAGCCGACGGCATCGACCAGAGCATCGCGCACCTCCGCGCGGTTCCAAAATTCCAGATTGCGGACCGGGATGCGGAAATCAAAGGAACGCCGCCAGCCCTCGCCCATTCCAGCACGGATCGCACCGCCCCGCGTCACGGCGCAGTCTGCGGCGAAGACGGTCGCGGCGATCTCGAGCAAATCGATGTTCAGGGGGTCCATCTCCGTGCGGCACGTCGCGCGGATGCGTTCGGTTTCCAGCATGAAGTTCTGCTGCGGGCCATCAAATCTCACGCGGATCGGGTCTCGCGCGCCGTTGACGTGGATCACGGCCTCAGCCACGGCGCACCTGCCGCGTTCTCAAGTCATCGACGATCTTTTTCAGTGCGACATGGCCGAAGCGCGCCGCCTCAGGGGTGCTGAACCCGCCATCCCGATGCAGGGTCTTGCCATACCATCCACCGGCGAATTCGCGGATGATCCGTGACGATTCCCAGGAAAACTGCTCGAGCTCGGATTGGAATGCATGTCTTGCGGCGACATTGGCAAAACGATGGCCATCGCCGATCTCCCGATCCAAGGTGCGATCCAGCCAATAAGACAGCGCCCCGGTGACGAGGCTGCTGAAGAAGCTGCGGGTGTATTCGGCAACGCTCTTGTTCCATGACAATTTGCGGACCGCGTCGCGTACGTCGTCAGGCGTCGCATCGAACAATCCGGGCAGCGCATCCCCGATCGACGCGGTCAACGTGGCCGAAAGGGCTCTTGCGGCAAGCTCGCCGAGATCGCTGCGCCCGCCTGGTGCGCCCCGTACCTGATCCAGCCGTCGTGTGGCGGCCGTCACGATGTCCAGCACGTCGGGCCGATCAGCGACACTCATGCCCTGCGCTCTCAGGGCAGCGCCAAAATCCTGCGCGCGCGCGGCTGCCGGGATGGCCAGTAGCAAGCGCACGGCTTCGATGAACACCGGATCGTCGGTGGCGCGAAGCAAGTCCTTCTCTGCCGCCTGAGCGCTGGCCGCAAAGATTGCATGGCTCGGGCCTGGGCCTGCAAGAAGCGCCGCAACCTCTTTCCAATATCGTGTCTTTGGCAGAACGCCGAGCGTTGTATGCCCCATCGCTCAACGCCTCCCTCGCTGCCGCCAGCCAAGGAGCGCTCGCTGCAAAGCCCGCGACAAACACCCCCGTGAGCCGCCACCCTCACCCATCCGCCCCCTCGGGTGCAACAGATGCAACAGATGAGACAGAAGAAAACCATAGTCTCTTCACGGGCGCGCGTGAGAGAACTAACGATATGACGTGTTGCATCTGTTGCATCTGTAGCAGGCGGGGCGGATCGACCGGGACGACATCACCCCCGCTGGGGCATGCACAGGCCGCCAGCCCAACATCTCAACCCTGAATGACCGGGGCCGGGGCATTCACCTTGCGGCAGGCGGCGCTGCGTCGACCCTGGCTGTGCGACCGCGGGCCACCGGAAGTGTCGGCACATGTCGCCAAATGTCGTTTATTGTCGATATTACAATGCGTTGTCCCTGCTGATAGACTAGGCACACGACGACATTCAAATCGGAGCGGGGGTCATGGCGCCAAGATCGACAGCAGAACCGACGCGCGGGGCCGCGCCTGTGGGCGCCGCGGCGATCCGGCAGATGCCGGTGGCGGACCTCATCCCCTATGCCCGCAACGCCCGAACCCACAGCGACGCGCAGGTCGCGCTGATCGCCAGCTCGATCCGGGAGTTCGGGTTCAACAATCCGGTGCTGGTGGATGGCGCGCGCGGCATCATCGCAGGGCACGGCCGGGTTCTTGCGGCCCGCAAGCTGGGGCTGGCGGTCGTGCCTGCGATCGAGCTCACCCATCTGACCGAGGCGCGCAAGCGGGCTTACATTCTGGCCGACAACCGGCTGGCCGAACAGGCGGGATGGGACCGCGATCTGCTATCGATGGAATTGGCCGATCTGTCTGAATTGGGGATCGAGCTGGCCGGCATCGGCTTCGAGGGCGCGGAGCTCGATGCGCTGTTGGATCATCGTTCTGCGGACCCGAAGGAAGAGCAGACGCCCGCGCCGCCCGCCAATCCCGTCTCGCGTCTCGGTGACGTCTGGCATCTGGGGGCGCACCGGCTGATGTGCGGCGATGCGACCGACAAAGCGGCGGTGGCCCGATTGCTGGACGGCGTGCATCCCCATCTGATGGTCACCGATCCGCCCTATGGCGTGATGTACGATCCCGACTGGCGCAATCGGACGGGAACCTCGCAGACCAAGCGCACCGGCAAGGTGTTGAATGATGACCGGGCTGATTGGCGCGACGCCTGGGCGCTGTTCCCCGGCGATGTCGCCTATGTCTGGCACGGCGCGCTGCACGCGGGGACGGTTGCGCAAAGCCTGATCGCCAGCGGCTTTGACATCCGCAGCCAGATCATCTGGGCCAAGGACCGCCTCGTGCTGAGCCGCGGCCATTATCACTGGCAGCATGAGCCTTGCTGGTACGCCGTGCGCGGCAAAGGGCATTGGTCGGGGGATCGCACGCAGACGACGCTGTGGACCATTGCAAACCGCGATCAGGACGCGGCGACGGTGCATGGCACCCAAAAGCCGGTGGAGTGCATGCGGCGTCCGATGCTGAACAACGCAAGCGCCGGCCAGGCGGTCTATGAGCCATTCTCGGGATCCGGGACGACGATCATCGCGGCGCAAAGCTGCGGGCGAGTTTGCCATGCGATGGAGCTCGACCCAGCGTATGTCGATGTGGCCGTGCAGCGCTGGCAGGACTTCGCGGGCAAGCAGGCGATCCGCAGCGACGGGCTGGCCTTCGACGATCTGCCCCCTGCAGAGCCCGAGGGGCGCCCCTGATGGGCAGGCGGGGCCGCAAGCCGGCGCCAAGGGTCTCCGACCATGTCAGCCCGGCCCTCGCCGCCTTGCCGCGCTGCCCGCCCCACCTGAGCCCGGTCGCCCGCAAGGAATGGCGTCGCCTGGCGCCGGTGCTGCATGAGGTCGGCGTGCTGACGGTCGTGGATCGCGCGGCGCTCGCGGCCTATTGCCAGTCGTACGCCCGGTGGGTGGAGGCGGAGGAAAAGCTGCGCGAGACGCCGATGCTGCTCAAGACGCCGAGCGGGTATGTGCAGCAATCGCCATGGCTGTCGGTCGCGAACAAGCAGCTGGAGGTCATGGGGCGCTTCATGACAGAACTGGGTATGACCCCGGTCGCGCGCGCACGGCTTGCCTTGAGCGCGGGCGACGCGGCCGAGCATGTCACTCGGATCGAATTGGTGACCGTCTATACCGACACGGACGGCGCCCGCCGCGAGAGCTCCTTCGACACTGCGCAAAAGAGGGTCACGCCCAAAGATAACGTCTCGAAAACAATCACATATGAGATCGATGGCGATCTGTGAGCGTTCCAATTCAGGCCACGACCGCGTACACATCTGCCAAACCCACGTTACGCAGGTTTGTACATGTCCCACGCCGCCCGAAAGCTCGTCGCCTATGAGCGCGTGTCCACCGCGCGACAGGGAAGGTCCGGCTTGGGACTGGAGGCGCAGCGCAAAGCGATCAACGACCACGCTGCCTCCCGCGGGGCTGAGGTCATCGGCCGGTTCACCGAAGTTGAAAGCGGCAGCAAGGACGCGCGGCCAGAGCTGAGCAAAGCCCTGCACCTCGCCAAGCTCACCGGCGCCACGCTGGTCATCGCCAAGCTGGATCGTCTGAGCCGAAACGCGGTCTTCCTGCTGACCTTGCGGGACAGTGGCGTGCGCTTCCTCGCCGTGGATATGCCCGAGGCCAACGATCTGACCGTCGGCATCATGGCCCTGGTCGCCCAGCAGGAACGCGAAGCCATCTCCCGCCGCACGACGGAGGCGCTGGCCGCCGCCAAGGCGCGTGGCGTCGTGCTGGGCAACCCGAATGGCGCGGCGGCCCTGCGGCGCGCCGGCAAGGGCGGCGAGGCGCTCAGGCAGGCCGTCTCACGCAACGCCGATCGCCATGCAGCGGACCTCGCCGGGCTGGTGGCAGAGCTCCGGCATGATGGCGCCACGACGCTGCGCGCCCTCGCCAGCGCCTTGAACGCGCGCGGCATCCTCACCCGCCGCGGCGGGCAATGGCACGTCTCCAGCGTACGGAACGTGCTGGCGCGGCTGGAGAAGGCTTGACGCCGTGGGGCACGCCGTTCGCCGCGATATGGGCGAGGGGGAAAGGGTGCTGCGGCTTCAAGATTCAACCGCTCAATGAGGCTCGGGGGCCGCGGCCCGTCGATCAGCTCGCACAGCTGCCCCATCCCGCAAGGGGAGTTGGGCGCTGCACTCGGCTTGACCGCGCGCTGCGGCGAGCATCGCGCGGTCCGTCGCCCTGCGCCGCATGTTCAAGGCGATCCGTGTTGCGTGGCGCTGAGAGAAACACCGCCGCCCGTCGGGGCGGCGGTCATGCTCGGGTCCGAGGCACCGGCGTCAGGCGGCGATGAGCCGGTAGACGCGTCCGCGCCCCTCGACCTTCTGCGAGGCGACGTCGAGGCTGAGCCTCTTCTTCAACGCGCCGGAGATCGCGCCGCGCACTGTGTGCGATTGCCATCCGGTTGCGGCGGCGATCTCCTCAATGGTAGCGCCTTCGGGCGCGCGCAGCATGGCGATCAGCGCGGCCTGCTTGGTGCCCTCGCGCCGCATGCGCGTCCGGGGCGCGGGTTCGGTTGGGCTGGTGACATCAGCCGTGTTGTCCGCGCTGTTCAGCAGTCGCGCGCCCGTGGTCAGGTTCTCCGGCGCGATGCCGATGGCGGCCAGCCCGGCATCGGTCGCGATCAGCGTGACGCCGCGGCCATCGCCGGTCTCGCGCCAGATCGGGGCGTCCGCCCGCAGGTCCGCATCGACCTCTTCGACCAAGCCTTTGCGGATCAACGCGCCCGCCACCTTGGCGGCGGCCCCGCCGCGCAGGCCTTCGGGGAGCGGCAGGACAATGCGGTCCTCATTCCGGGCCGCGCGGGACAGGATGATCGCTTGCGTATCGGAAAGTTTGGTCATGGCGTACGTCTCCGTGATCGGGGCGCGCGACATGCGGGCCCTTGCATGAGGCTGAGCCCGCCGCTCGGCGGGCGCGACCCGGACGCGCCGGGATCATTCGGCGTGCTCGCCCTCGCCAAAAGCGCTGTCGGTGATGCGCTTCAGCAGGCTGGCGTAATGCTCGAGGGTCCCGACATGGCCCCAATTCACCTCGTCGGGGCTGGCGTTGAAGTGGTCGTCGCTGAGGTGCGCCAGGCGGGCCAGCATCGCGTCGATCTCGGCCTTCTTGCCGATGAAGGCGGTGAGGGCCGCCTCTCGGTTCCGCGCGACCTTCTCGGCGCGCAGTTGGTGGCGGGGCGTGGTCTGGGAATTCGTGCGGGTCATCGCGGCGGCTCCTTGGCGGGTTGCGTCTGCGTCCGTGGGATCACGTTCGCTCTGTCGCGGAGGCCTAT